TCAAACACTCCGAACATGCGCAGCATCCACCTGTGCCCGCATTTTGCCCACATCCTGCGAAGCGATCTGCACTGCAGCGTCGATGGTGCGCGCCACGTCATCCAAATCCGAATCGAACAGATCCGCGTACACGTCCAACGTCATCGCAGCCGACTTGTGCCCCAGCATGCGCTGCAGCGCCTTGATATTCGCTCCGGCATGCACCGCGATGGAAGCGGCGGTATGCCGCAGGTCATGCGGTGGCAGAGGCTCCACGCCCGCCCTCCTGCACGCGCTGACGAACCACGTGCGGTTCGATTTCGCGCCCGCGGCAGACTGGTTGCGCGGAGGACGGCCAAGGTGGTCACGGAAAACCCAATCGGACGGCCCCTTGCCGGCCAAGACGGGAAGCAGCGCCTCGCCGACTATGGATGGCATGGGCACGTCTCGCATCTCATGCGACTTCGGCGAGGTCTCCGACCATTCGCTGCCGATGCGCGTAACATTCCGTCGGACATGTATTCGGCGGCGTCCATAGTCCACGTCCTCCACCCTCAAGCCGCACATCTCGCCCCAACGCAGGCCGCACAGGCCAAGCACCAGCACGAGCGCCTTGCGGTCGGTCGGCTGGATACGCGCCCTGCCGGCCTCATCCGCGACGGCCAGCAGTTGCTCGACGGTGAGGTACCGGTGCAGTCTCCTGCCCTCACGCCTGGGCAATGCCAGTTCGTCGGTCGGAGCCTTGGCGATGAGCCTGTTTTTGACGGCGAGATCACAGACGCCCTTGAGCACGCCGACGATCTTGAGCACCGTGGATGGTGCCAGTTTTTCCGCCTTGCCGCTGATAAAGGCCTGTAATTCACGGTGTGTGATGGAGCCTATCTGCCGTGCCGCGTATTCCGGCTCCACGTGCGTCTTCCAAGTGGCTTCGTCGGTGCGGATGGTGTTTGGCTTGAGGATCGGACGTCGTGAGTCCATCCATTCGGCGTAGATGTCGGACACCAGGGCGCGGCCAGCCGACTGGTCCACGAAGCTGCCGTCCCTTTTGGCGGCGTTGACGTGCTGGTCTCCCCACGCCTCCGCGTCCATTTTGCGTCGGAAGCCGCGTTTGCCGGTCGGCGTTCCGTCCGGTTTGCGGTAGCGCACCTCGTAGCGTTTGCCGTTTTTCGTCGTGTATTGGCGGATTGTGTAGGCCATGCTCGCCCCTTCGTTTGCGTGGCATCAAGTCTATCAATCCGTTGATTTTTTCTCTGTTTTTTTGTGTTTCGGCTTGCAATACTTTATTTACTATGCTAATATAGTTTATATCAAGGAAAGGAGGTGAACATGACACCATCGGAGATAATCACCAGCATCTCGCTTCTCGTCGCGAGCTTCGCGGCCCTCATCAAAGCAGTGACCGGACTCATCAAGGAGATGAGACGGAAGCCGAAGAAGAGGAAGTGAGCAGGGGTTCCGGCCAGACCTAGGGGCCGGAACCCCATATCTCCGATTATGCCATGGGACATCATGAGAACGGAATCGATAGTCAGCGCGGTGTTCGCGCTCGGAACCGCCGCCAGCGCATGGTTCGGCTGGCCGTTCGCGCTCACCGCCGGATGCGCCATCGTCAGCGCCGTCTTCGCGCTCATCGCCGGAAGGAAGGACTGACATGACCATCGAATACCTGAGCGTCACCGACGTGGCCAAGCGCCTCGGCATCAGCACAGCCGCCGTCAGCGCCTACAAGCTCCCCCAGCCGGACGCCCTAATAGGCCGCACGCGCGGCTGGCTGCCAGAGACCATCGACCAATGGAACGCGCAACGCCCCGGACGCGGAGTCGGCGGTGGCAGGCCGCGCAAGCATCCGGCGGAGTGACGTCCGCCCCGGCGCTCATCCGCGAGCGCCGGGGCGGTTTTGTTGTTGGAGGTTGGATGTTGTCAGTCTTGGATCGATGGGTGGCACTGTGCCGTGTTCAGGTATTTGATCGAGACTACATGGTGGATCTGGGTTCCTGGCATTTTTTCCTTGGCCGCGTTCCCCTTGCGTAGGGATTGCGGATAGTAGGGGCCGTCCTCTCCGCTTCTTCCGAGGCCGATGCACCAGACTGTGTTTCCCATGTAGAGGCGTATCCGGCTGTTGCCTGATTCGACCACCATGGATGCGTCGTTCAGTGCGAATGCGCTGGCTATCACGTCGGTCTTCCTCGCGAGCCATCGCGCGTCTCCGGTGGGCGCGACCCTTTTCACCGAGATCCCATGGCCGGACAGGAGGTCGGTGTACAGGCGTCGGGCGGGAAGTCTGCGGGTGCGGTTGTCGTCGGCGTAGTATTCCAAGCCGCATAGGTGGGCGAAGTTCGAGGCCTTCCATTGGATGTCCAGCGTCATCCCGTCGTCGCACGCGATTCTCGTGATCGTTCCGACGAGATTGGCGTATAGTCGGGCTGCCTTTCGGGCCTCGCCAAGCATCCGCCGTTTCGCCTCGGTCACGTTCACGCCCGGAATCCTCCCAGAAAATTAAAAGAGGGGCACCGACCAAGCGCCCCTCCGAAGCCGTGTGGCTGATCTTTTTACAGTCTTCTGCATGACTAGCATCCCGTTTGCGCGGGAAGGGTCACGGCTCCGGTTGGTCTCAACCGTCTGGCCCAGCCGTTGGGCGAGACATCCAGCTCTCGCTGATGGCGCATCGACTCGCCATCGGATGCCTGCGGCAGCCAGCCACACGCTTCGAACCCGAAACCCTGCCCACCAGCAAAGCAGGTCCGGGTCTCAAGTTCGATTGCAACGATACCCCATGACGGCGGACATTCGTCTCGCCGTGAGCGTGATCAGGACGGTATTCGCACAAAACCACCGGGCTGCCGCGATGGCGGCGGACGACCACGCAAACACGCCGAATAACAAGAAAAGCCCCTCCCCCAGCCATAGCTGAGAGAAGGGCATGTGTTGTTAAAAAACGGGTGTAAAAAATTCCACGGACACTATAATTCCGCAAATTTTTCCACACCCGAGGTTGAGTTTCCGGCGCGATGTTGAGTTTCCACGGTCAGGCGTTGCGCAGCGGATTGTAGGCGACACCGAAACCGGACGCAACGACACCGGCAGCGGTGGAAATGAAACCGCCCACCTGCGCATCACCGAACATCATGAAACCCAAACCGACGATGGATGTGGCCAGAGAGGCCACGTAGATGACGGTCCTGACCGTATCGTTGAACACCGGCCTGTAACCACCGGAATCCTTGTAGTCGTCGGAAAGATCGTCCACGACCGTCTCGACCGTGGAACGCGCATGCTCAGCCATTAATACCACCCTCTTTTCTCAGGCCTTGACGAGATACCAGGTTGACTTGTCCGCGGGAGCCAGCGCGATGTAGCGCACTGCTCCGCTATAGGCCGTGTAGCGGCCCCAGATGTAGCCGTCCGCGACCGTGCCCCAATGATCCAGATTGACGGTCTGGCCGTTGGAATAGGTGGCGACCACATTGCCGGACACGCTCGGACGGTCGCGCACGTTGAGCCCGTCCACGTTCACGCGGTACGTGCCCGGCAGCACGTTTGCGGCGGACGATGCCGTGGCGGACTGCGTCGGCTGGACGGTTGGCGTCGGCGCAGTCGCGCCGGTCATCCTGTCGTACCACGCCTGGGCGCGAGCCATGTAGGCCGCGTTCTGGGCTCCGGCGAGGCTGGCCGGGCAGCTGGTGGATGTGAAGTCGGAGTGCGGGAAAACGTTGACGCGCCACTGTGGTCTGCCGAGGCCGTAATGCTTGCAGAGCGCGGCCACGAGGTGCGCTCCGTTGTCCAAGGTCGCCTCGCTCAACATCCACGGGTCGGCCGAGATGTCGGCATGCTCCACGCCGATGCTGGTCAGGTTGGACGGCCAGTCGCCGGTATGCCATGCGGTATCCGTATCCCAGACGAGCTGCGTAATTCTGCCGTCAACCGCCACCTGATAGTGCGCGGAAGCCTCACGGGTCTGCCAGACGTCCCAGCAGTCCTTGCCGGTCAGGTTGCCGCCATTATGATGCACGACGATCTTGTCGACCTTGCATCCCTGGCGCCCCTTGGTCATGTGCGTGGCGAGGATGAGATTCTCGTCCGCCTCCAGATTCTCCCATGATTTCATATTTCCTCCTTTTTTGATGGTTTTTTACACGAAGACGAGCGTCCACATCATGACGGCCATCTCCAGCAGTCGCAGGAGCGGCAGCATGAGCAGAACGACGCAGATGAGCGTGAACGCGGCCAGAAGCAGCGTCACGACACAGGTGAGCCAGACCGGCACGTCATGGCCACGCCACAGCAGCCACGCCACCGCGAGCAGCAGCGCGACGAACATGACGGCCGCGGACGTCAAAGCGAGCATGCTGGCCGTCATTGCCTGTCCTCCAGGTATTTTTCGGCGGCGTTGACGATCCAGCATTGCGCGTCGAGTTTTTCGAGTTTGTCGAGTTCGTATCGGACGGCCTCGCTGTGGTCGTGCTGCGCGTCGCCGTAGATCAGGCTGATGATCGTGTTCTTTATCGTGTCACGGCACAACTCATCCATACGATCATCGAATTTCTCGGTACGCTCGCCGAGCTGCCGGGTCTTGGCGAAATGCTGCGAGAGCGGCGAATCGTATGGCAGGCGTTCCGGCCTTACGTGCGAATACAGGCCGGTAGCCAACGCTTCCAACGCGCCCGGCCAGACTTTCAATCCGAGCGTGATGAGCGCGCACGCGCCGCCCACACCACCGAAACCGGCTAGGAAATTTTGCAGCACATTACATCTCCTTACAGGAAAGCCCCGCACGTGGCGGGGCTGTGTTTTGTTTAATACGGGTGGTCCTCGGCGGCGAACACGAGCGGCAGACCGGCATTAGTCAGAACGTCATATGCAGCCGGATCACAGACAGCGACCCCGACCGGATTCCACGGGGTAGTGTCGAAATATTGGATGACACGTTTTATTCCGACGATCCGATAGACGCGATACCGGTCGCGTACGGTACCGACTGTGGGGAAACCTGTCGCATCTTCCGTGCCGAGCGCAGAGAGATAACCTTTTGCGGACTCGATGATGAACATGGCGCCCGTAGTCGCAGGATTGACAATGCCGCCAAAACTGACCGGCTTTCTGTTGGGACTGTATGTCCACGTGCCATCAGCGTTTTCGGTGACGGCACAGTCACCCCAGACCGTCATTTTCTTCTGCGCTTTGGGGTCTTTAGCGAGATTCCTGATCCTCACGCGGCCACCCCCAAACTGAGGGCTAGTAGATTGCCGTATCCTTGGCGAAGCAGACGACGTTCAAGGCTTGCATGACCCGCCAGTCCTCGTCGCTGAACCATCCGATGCACGGTATGGTCACGTGCGCGCCCTTGGCGAGCAATATGCCGTCCCACCACCATCCATTCGTTGCGGGCATGGTGGCCGCGCCATCCGCGATGGTCACCTTCTCGCTCGTCGCGGTAACAACGGATGACATGTCCGTGAGAATCGCGGAATACATGCCGGTCGTCGGCGAGACGGGCATAATATTGCCCCATACTCGCAAAAGCTGCGGGTCGTCCGTCGTGCCGGTATAGGTCAATCCGTCCGTCCGCCCCTCGAAACCATTGTCGATAGGCTCGGTCGGCGCCGTCGCTTGATTTCTGAGTCTCATCGGCGGTCACCCGCCTTGAGGTCAGTACGGCGCGGTCTGCGCGGTGAAGAAGGCCGGAAGCCCCCCCCCCGACGAAAATGTCGTATGCGGGTTTCGATTCGATGGCGACATCACGGCAGGTGGTCTTGTCCTGCGCCTGCATCAGCATGCTCGTGGTCTTGTCCAAATGGAATTCCGCTTCATTCACGGTTTCACCCAATGTGGCGTAACGGTTCCAGCTGGTATCGCCCACGAAGAGTTTGCCGCCCGTCTTGCTGACATGCCAGTCCCCTTGCGGGAGACTGCCGAAACGCGCGGTGGAATCCGACAATACAGGGTTCGAATAGGCAAGTTTCCGTCTCATCACAATTCCTTTCCGGTCAAAAGCTTCCAATCATCCCATTCCCTGCGCCACACCTCGCGGATGCGGTCGATGAGGAAGCACATGACATTCGCATCGTCGTCCACACTGCCGGTGTAATACTTGAGGCCATTGTGGAGTTTTTCGGTGCGGCACCACAGGCTGCCGACCGGAACCGTCGAAGGCCGGTCAGGCTGCACGAGGATCTGCTTGACACCCAAAGCCTTGCCGCCTTCACCAATCGACACATGACAGGCGTTGAACGCGTCCTGTTTGAGGACGGTGAGGAAATTCGAAGCGTTGCTCACAAAGCTCACCGTGCCGGCATTGATGCTCGCCACGGTGGTATCCGCCGTGGAAAACGTCAAGGACGCGTCCTCGATATGACCGTCGGCGAAAACCTTCTGGGCGGCCACCTTAAGCTCCGGGTGGTCACTGTAGAGCGCCTGGGAGGTGAAGTCCACCGGTTTGAGCCATACGTCCACGAGTGTTTCGGCGGCGGGCGGCCATACCTGCACGCCGTTGTAGAGAGCGTTCCAGAAGACCGGCTGGCCGTCCACGCCGATGACGGGTTCGCCCACTCTCACGCCGTTCAAAAGCACGCCCATTGTCAGGCCTCCTGAGAGGTGGTGTCTGCGGTGGCGTCAGCCGGAGTCTTATCCTTGGCCTTATCCTGCACGATCTTCACCGCCTCGTCAATCACCGTCAAAGCCTCATTCGCATGGGATTCCACGACCGTCTTCGACTCGGTGATGCTGTCGACCACCGCCGTCACCTGCGCTGTTGCGGCCTGTGAAGCGTCGGACGCGGCCTGAGCGGCATTAGCCGCCTGAGCAGCCACGGCACTCTGAGCCTCCACCACGGCACGAGTATCAGTCAGATCCTCAAGAATCTGGGAAGCCACCGTCTTAGCCTGACCCTCCGGATAAAACACCATCTGACCAGGATTCGCCGCCGACATGGCCTGCGCCTCCTGCAAGCTGGACGCCAGCAGATACGTCAACGCCGCACCATTGTTAAGCGCCGGAGTCAAAGTATCCGAATCCACATCGACCAAGTCCGCGAACTCCACGGCCGTCGTACTGTCAGGCACGCTCACATAGCGTCGGAACTTCCACAGGTCCGTGTCCAGTCCGACGGTGACCTCGTAGCAGAAGGTGTTGTCGGTCGGCGGAACCGTCACGGTCGCCTTGCCTTTCGCGTCGAGTGCGACTTCGAAGCCTTCCCGCACGACGATGCGTGAGTCGTTGCGGAAACGTTCGGTGGGAATCACGCGTACGGTGGCGTTGGACAGGTCGACGATGCCACCTGCACTGGGTTTGCCGAAGTCGAAATTGATCTTGGTCATCCGTGTCCTCCTTTAGAACAGTGGTTTGAAAAACGGGTGGAAAACCCACAGGTCGGAACGTTTCGCCGAAACAATGCCGACTGTGGGTTTTCACAAGGTGAAAGGCAAGAAGAATGCTGTTGGGAACGTTCGTGGATGATGTCTGGTGGCCGTCCTGCACGAGGCTCCGTGAATGCACAAGAGTGGGCTACGAATCGGCCTACCGCTGCCACATCCAGCCGAAATGGGCTGGCGTCGACATGGAGTCGATCACCGCGAACGACATCGAGGAGTGGCTTGGCTCGTTCAATCAGGCCGGCGCCGCACGCAAGGCGTGGGCCGTGCTGCGGGCGATACTCCGACTCGCCTATCGCAAGGGAGTCACCGACAATGACGTGACACGTCGT